GAATACGGATGCTAAGTATGCAGGGGATGAACACTGTTGGTACTTCCCAACTAGAAATCCTGATGGATCACCAGGACACCCATCTAGGTTGCAGTTCGGTTACATTGGTGAATCAAACGCATATACCAGGTATCAATCTGCTGAGTATCAGACTATTCTTTGGGACGAATTAACTCAGCATGAAGAATTCAATTACACCTATATGTTCTCTCGTTTGAGAAAGGTGGTCTGCCCTACCCATAGATTGGATGATACTGGTAAACCAATTTATGTAAGTGACTGCCCTTGGTGTAGGTTGTATGCTTCAGTACCTCTTAGAGTTCGATCAGCTACCAACCCTGGTGGTGTTGGGCATGAGTGGGTAAGAACTAGGTTTGACATTAAACCGAAAGATGGTAGAGACCCTTACAACATTGCTGAAGATGACACTACGGTTGAATGGATTGGTGGTAATCCTGATAGACCATTCATTTCAGCAAGCTACAGAGATAACCCATTCATCGATCAGGAGCAGTACGCTAAAGCCCTTGATGAATTGACTCCTGTTGAACGTGCTAGGCTGAAGCATGGTAATTGGGCTGTAAACCCTGATTCTCGCTTCAAACGATCTTGGGCTAGGTACTATGAGTGGAGAGGGGATTATTTCACCATTGGGACCAGACCCTATCATTGGAAAGACCTAGAAAGAATATTCATTACAGTAGACCCTGCTGCTTCTTTACGAGAAGGTATGGCTGAGTCTGTTACAAAGAAGAATGGTAGTCCTTCTTGTACTGTTATTTCTGTATGGGGATTAACCAGTGATTACATGCTTTTATTCTTAGATATGGATAGATTTCAGGATGAAGTACCTGAAGTTGTTCAAAGAATACTAGCTATGTATAAGAAATGGAAACCTGAATACATTAAGATTGAAGCTAATGGTGCTGGTAAAGGAGTATTCCAATATGCAGCTATGTATGGTCTTAATGTAAGAGAAATAAAGAAATCTGCTGATAAGATTGTTAATTCGACTACTGCTCAGATCAGAATGTCCCAAGGAAGAATTTGGTTCCCCCGCTATTCTTCTTGGGTAAAAGACGCTACAGATGAAATTTTCAACTGGACTGGCGATCCTGGGCAGTATGACGATATTGTTGACACGCTTTCTGATGCTGCCAATGATATTTTCTGGGAAGCAGGAAGTGATTTAGCCTTGGTAGATGGTGTAAATGCTGAAAATATCTCAGAAGCACCATCTTTTGTGCCTTATCATTTCCGTTGACAAAAATTGGTTTTGTTTGTAATGTTCCGACAAAGGGGGATTTTTTATGCCTACGCCTGTAAGTATTACGCCTGCAAACGTATCGTCTTCTTCAAGTGACAGTCGTTCATCCATTCAGGTTGGTGAAGTTGTCAACGCTGGTGACATTCTTTACCTCAAAGCTGCTGACGGTAAATGGTGGAAGGCTGATTGCCTTACCGCTGAAAAAGCTGGTAGCGGTTCACCTGGGAATCTCAAGATTGCTTTGTCCAATGCACCAGCAGCAGGGCAATGGATTCTTGGGGCTGATGCTAATTCTAATGTTACTCTTGGTTCTGTTTTGACTAAAGGTAACATTTATGTTCTAGCTGCAACTGGAGGGAAGTTTGGTCCTCCTGCTGATCTAGTCTCTACGGATCAATTGACTATTGTTGGCTACGCTACCAGTTCTACGGTTCTTCGATTTGAACCAAAGCCAACAGGAGTAATTATCTAATGGCTAAATTCGTAAAAGAAATTCTTTCTGAAGGTGAGTATCACGTTTCTACTATGGCTGGTCCAAAGAAACGTAAATTCACTAAAGAAGAATTGGTTCAACTTGCTACTACTGGTAGTGAAATGATTCAAGCTGGTATCAAGATTCCAGCACCTTTTAAGCATGTTGTTGATGGTAAGTTTGTTGCTCCTATTGAAGAATCAAGTTCTTCTCCTGATCCAAAAGACAATGCTGGATTCTGGGAAAAATTTTACACAGCAACGAACGATCATGGGACCGTAAGCATCTACGGAGTTATCGAAGCTCCTGGGAGTGAAGACGATCCCAACAGCCCTGCTTATAAAATCTCAAGAACAGTGAAGGATACTTCAATTGGTATTCTTCCTGGTTTTACTGATGGTAAAGGTAGGAATTGGGGAGCAAATGCTTTAGTGCATGTTGCTTTACCAGTCGATCCTGTTGAGCCTGGGCAGAGTAACTTTCTGCCATTACCTGATAATGTTGAACTGGTTGCTATGAGTAGAAAAGTTTTCTCAAACCTTAGCCAACTGTTGACACTATTTGCTGATAAGGGTATATCCTTGCCAGCAGATACGAATGAAGACAACATTCTTGAAAGACTGCTCATTGCCTTTATGAATAATAATGGTAATGCAAGTAGCCCCCTGACGAAGAAACCTTCAAGTGGAAAAGTGGAGACTTACCCAATTATGATGAACTTGTCCCAACCTCAAGTTGATGCCATTCTTGCTGCTAAGGTTGTTGATCCTAGCACTGGCAAGCCTTTTGAAGCTGATACCTTCAAGGACGTTCAAAACTCAGAGGTTGAAGCGTTGAAGGGTGCTGCCCAAGCTATGAGCCTTCAGTTGAACAAGGTCTATGAAGAACGCTATCAGGAGCGTATTGCTGCTCTGGTTGCTACAGGTCGTGTCACTAAGGAATATGCTGACGCTCACCTGATCCCATTGAGCCAAAGTGTTCAAATGAGCTTCAAGGATGGTAAGCCTGAATCGAACGCTCTTGATGTTACCCTGATTGCTCTTGAAAGTCTTCCTGCAACCATGACTGGTTCCCAGGTTGATACTGCTCAGTTCATGGGTCGTGTTCCTGTTGGTTCAAAGCAGGAGCTAAACCCAATGGTGGGTAGCGAAATGAGTCAAGAACGAATCGATGCAATTGCTAATTCGCTCCTGAAGTCGTCTGCCTACTGATTTCATTCCAACAAAAGACTGTTCATCACAACTACTGAGGGTGCTTTAATATGTTCTTCTTTCAGGGTGCAAACCTAGTCCCAGGCTTCCAGACGATGCTGGAAACTACCGAAAACCAATTCTGGATCGGTAGATGGGAAAACCAAATTTGGCACTACGGCGAAATCTCTAGTGCTGCTGTCGATGCTGGTAACACCAATGGAACGACTACGCTTCGTGCTGGTCTTCTGCTTGGTCAAGTTTCTGCAACGGGTGAATTGAAGCAATGGAATCCAGCAGAAAGCGATGGTACTCAAAACATTTATGGTGTTTTGGGTGTTACTCAACCACTTCGTTATGGTGCTGGTTCCAGTACCTCTAATCGTTTGGTCGGTATGATTCATATTGCTGGTCGTCTTGATCCAGCTAAGTTGATTGTTCCTGGTCAAACCACTCTTGGTATTTCCGGTAATGCGAGTGAATATGACATTCGCAATCAACTTGGAACGCGAGTTCTCTTTGGTGATGCCCTTCAGACTCTCCCTGTTTCTACTTGGAAGGGTCCAGTTGCAAAGACCAGCGCATCTGTCACTGTTGCTGAGTCTGATAACTACACGTTGTTCACCAACGAAGGTGCTTCTAACGCTGTCAACTTTACCCTTCCTGCAACTGCTAAGAAGGGTCTTCGTTACGGTTTCTATGTCGTAGCAGACCAGAACGTAACCGTTACTGCTGGAACTGCTGACACAATGGTTGTTCTCAATGATGCTGCTGCTGATTCAGTGGCGTTGCAGACTTCTTCGGAAAAGATCGGTGGATTCTTTGAAGTCATGGGAACTGGTACAAAGTGGCTTGTTCTCCCAAGACTTTGGGAAGCACAAACCGTAACCATCGTTACCGCTTAATTTTAAGCATCAAACTGTTAATAGGGTTTTTCAATTACTCGCTAAAAGAGAAGATTAAAAATGGGTGTTCCATACGTTTCAAGGGAAGAACTTTTTCAGTCTCCGGTGATTACGAGAGTAATCAGCCAGATCGACGTTCCAGGCTCGTTGTTCCAACGAACGTATGGGCCTTCTGGACAGCAGGATCGAGTTCAGGGACGCACAGCGTCTTGGGATTTGTTCCATAACTCCAGAAGCATCCCATCGGTTCGTGCTCCACGAACTGGTCCATCGATGCGAAACAGAAAGCCCTATGCACAGCGTAGTGCTCAGTTGATTCGGATGCACGAAAAGATGTTCATTGCAGACGAAGACCTGATGCGATACCGGCCTGCCGGTGGTCCTATCGGGGCTGTTGATACTGCTGGTCAAGCCTATGTACGCCAACAGCTTCAATACTTCTCCCAGGTCTTCCGCAATGGTCGGGAGTTTATGTGGAGTCGTCTATTCCGTGGTGGTTTCGGTGTAAAGATGGTTGGCGATGAAATGCAACTTGTTGAGAAGGGTGCTGCTGGTGTCCTTTTCGATGTTGACTATGGATTGCCAGCAGATCATATCGGCAACTTGAACGGTATCATCGGTGCTTCTTGGTCCAATGCTGCAACTGACATTATCAGTCAGATGATGGAATTGGAAAAGTACGCTGCTCGTGTCAATGGTCGTCCTCCTCGACACGTTTGGATCAACGGTACTACTGCCAAGCACCTGTTTGATAACACTCAGTTGGCAACCGTTCGCGGTAGTGCAAATCGAATTTTCGATAGCATCAGCCGTAGAGAAATCGATCCTGCTTCGACCTATCCTGATACTGGGTATGACATTGTTTTCGGTGCAATGCCCATGTATATCTTCCACGTTTATAATGCTGTTCTTGCTAACGCTGGTGTTGCTGAAGACTTCGATGCTCAGATCGGTTCTGCTAGCACCTCGTTGGTGATTCCAGACAACGTGGCAATCATCACTCCTGATCCTGGTACTTGGTGTGGAACCATTCAGGGTAGTGAGTATGTTCGAGAGAATGTCACTTCTCAAATGAGAGAAATCAGTGGCTTCGGTGCATGGGCAACCCCAGTCATTGATCCTCCAGGACAGGAAGTAAAGCAGCTTGATAACTTCCTACCAGTTCTCTACGAACCATACGCTATCTACTACGCTACGGTCGTATTCTAATAGTTGATCCAACAAGACTGTTGGGTAGGGGGAGACCCCACAGGACAACCCCTGGAACCTAGTTCTGGGGGTTGTTTTTTGTACCTTTGTCTTTTTCTTTCTTTCCTGATAGGATACCAGTAATGCCACTTCAAAAAGGTTCCAGCAAAGCAACAATCTCTAAAAACATTAAAACAGAAATGAAGGCTGGTAAGCCTCAGAAACAAGCTGTTGCAATCGCAATGAGCAAGGCCGGAAAGAGTAAACCTAAGTCAAAAGGAACCTGTAGTGTCTGCAAAAAGCAAAACTGCAAGTGCTAAAGCCAACATGGGTTGTGGTGAAGTACGAAAAAGTACCAAGCCTGGAAAGAAGATCATGCAGAAGGTGTGCCAGAATGGTTCTCAAAAGATCATTCATGCTGGTGACACTCAGTATGGTCACAACATCAGCGATGAAGCTAGGAAGGCTTTCAAAGCCCGCCACAACTGCGATTCTGCCACCCCTGGTACTCCAAAGCATTTGGCTTGCACTAAACTTTGGTCTAAGGGTGGTAGCAAGAAAACGACTGCTGCCAAAGGTAGAGCAGCAAAAGGTAAGTGAGTGTTTGGGTCTCCCTTTATGAAAGGTTATGATTATGCTTTGGGTAAAGAATGAACAGTCTGAAGAATTCTACAATGAGTTGCTAAAAGCAGTCAAAGAAACTCCTAATCTTCGACTTCGTGACAGAGTTGCAATCAGAACGTTGCGGTTCACTCCAAGGCTTCTGGCTCAAGTTCATCAGCAATGCAATGAACTGGTTCAGGAAGAATTTGAAGCTGATATGGACAGCTTCTCAGCAGCTTATCCTGATGCTGTCAAGTTCAACGGAGAAAGCTACGGGATTGATTGGAATGGTCTGACGAATTTCTTGAAAGAAATTCTTCCAATCATTCTTCCTCTGATCTTGAAGCTGCTGACAGGAGTTTGATCTTTATGAAAGCCATACTCATTTGGCTTTCACTAATCGGTACAGCAGTATGCCAGAACTTAGATGTTCAATCTAAACTGGCTACTGCTGTTACTGTTCTTAGTGATAGCACTCCTGTTGTCTACGGAAACATCATCCTATCTGAAAGTGCAGCAAAGGTTGAAGTCAGTGAAGTTGCTGTTATTGATGTTATTTCTGATATGAAATACATCGATATTACTGCAAGAAAGTCACTGAAAGAAATGGGGAACCTTACCCCAACCCAACCTCTGGAAACTTGCAGACAATGGATTCTGTCAGGTGAGCCTGGGGAATATCTAGTTGAGGTTGTTGGGTTTGACCCTGCTATCCGAAGACGATCTATCTTGGTGACTATCGGGAAAGTAAAACCTGAACCAGTACCGGACCCTGTTCCAGACAATCCTGATTTGATTCCAGAAAACTTACCTACAGAGTTTGATGAAATCTCAAAGAGAGTTTATCAGTGGTCCAAAGGATTGACCAAAGCCAAAGAAGTTGCTGCTGTTTATGATAAGTATTCTAAACTTATTATTACAGACCCAACGGTTACTCTTGGTTCAGTAACCCCAATGATTACTGCTGAACTTTCCAGTATCAGCAAGTCTTTGACTGCTGATCTTGATATTTACAAAACCATGACAAACAACATCAATATGGATTTGCAAGCACGTTGGCCTATGTCCAAAGGTGTGCTATCCCTCTATTGGTCTTGCATTGCAAAAGGATTGGAAGCCCGACAATGAGCAACGAATTAGAGCACGC